CAAACTCTTCCTCACCCTCAAACTCTTCCTCAGGTTCTTCTTCCCCTAACAGATCCTGAAGCATCCTTTCAATGTTTGACAGTTGAGCGGTAAGATCGTCTTCTCCCATTTCTGGAACTTCTTCTTCAGCAGAAATATCCATCCCTTCTTCTGGAGGCATCTCATCTTCCATACCTTCCTCTGGAGGCATTTCACCTTCCATCCCTTCTTCTGGAGGCATTTCACCTTCCATCCCTTCTTCTGCTTGAACCTCATCGGCAACCTCTTGAGCGTCAGGCATTATTTCCGAAGGACCTTCTTCACCACTTTCCATTGGATCAGGCGAGCCTAGGGGGTCACCACCATCCAGAGGCATATCTAGCCCATTTGGGTCTTCCCCAGGAGGCATACCCGCTTCAGGAGGCATACCCGCTTCAGGAGGCATACCTTGCGCCCCTGAAACTAACGGCTGAATCATCTTCAACACTTGACCAATTTTACCGAGATCGTCGGCAACTCTATTAAAGTCCAGGTAATTAGTAAGACTGGTTTCGTTTAATACCTCGGAGTAATCAGCTTCCGTAAAGATTTCGTTGAGGAATTCTGCTAAGTCAATAGCCTCCGCACCGTTCTTAAGTTTAAGGCTATTTGCAAGCTCAAGCAGCGATTTGCGAACTATTGAGGACTTAGGAGCCTCATTAGCTATACTGGTTAAAATATCCCCTTCACTCAGGATTAGGTTTCTGAAGGTAGGAACGTCTTTTAGATTCTTTACATTAACTCCATACTTTTCGTTAAGAATATTTAAAACATGAACCCTGACTGGCTTCTTCATTTCATAGATCTTGCTGACAAAAGAGTTTACATCTCTGCTTGTAATCTTTACTTCACTTAGGCTTAGAGAGTTATGAATCAAGTTTCCTATTTGCTTCTTAGTAGCAAGAGCGAAATAAGGAGCATCGCAAACTAGTGCAGCTACCTTACCACGAACGGCATCATCGTCCGACTCGAATACCATTTCTGACAGTTCATGCACCGTTTTGTTGTCAATCCAAATGTTGTCAAACATTTTCTTAGTTTCCAACAGTTCCTTTTGAACCAGTTCTTGCCTACATAAATGCTCGTAAACACTAGAGTTACCCTTAGTCACTACTTCGAACATCCTTTCTTCCTTAAGATCCTCAATGGTCTTTTTAGGGAGATTAAACGACTTCGCAACTACCGTCACAAGCTTCATGCCGTTTCGGATTGATGTCTTATTGCAGAGGTCTTTATTTTCTTTTAGGAACGTAACAATGTGATCCTTAATCTCGGCAGTTCTTTTAAACTGACTAGAGGACATGATCTTTGTGCTATCACCAAATCTAGCGGTCTTCTCCCGCAATCTTTCCTTTACACGGTTAAAGGTTAACTTTGTTTCGTATAAAGAAAGTATGTTATCAAACGTGTTCTCAGCAGTGGAGTAGTCATTCTCTAGTAAGTCTGCAAGCAATAAAGATACTTTTTTATCTGCCACTTCCTCAAAGGTACTCTGGTCTTCTAACACAGAAGAGTCTTCCACTACAATATTAGTAAGCTTTAGTGTAGGCTTGTGGGAGTAGTTACCAGAGATAACAGAACCGTTCTCTGTGATGTAAGTAGCCTTTCCTTCATCTACATAAAAGAGTTCTACATTTTCTCTCAGAGTTCTAGCCAAGTAATCTCCTATCTTTAGGAGATTGCTAAATTCTTTTCCACGATTCTCAATAAGGTTTGTTAACATAACTATTCCAGTATATCAATTTTATTTAGCTTAAATTTGCAGCTTACATTTGTTAAAATAAATTAACCAAGCTCTCTATCCTCTAAAATTCTCAGTAATTCATCATCACACTCAGCTTCAATAGCCATAGCTTTCATATTTTCAAGGTCTAAAGACTCCATTTGACGAGGAGGAGTTTCACCCGGAGCCGCAGGAGGTGCCCCTTCCATTGGAACCTCAGGTGCCATTCCTGGAGCCATCCCCGGATCCATTCCTGGATCCATTCCTGGAGGAGGCGTACCCATCTCTGCCGCTTTTAGTTGAGCATATACAGGATCATTCATTTCTTGCTCAAGCTGATCCTTCATTTCTTCAATTTGGTAATCGGTCATCTGGTAGTAATCTTTCAATATCTTAGATATAGGGAATATCCCTAATGCTTTAACTTGACCAACTACCATAGCCTTTTGCTCATCTAACCCAAGTTGACGCTGTTTTGCCATGTCACTAGGGGCAGGTAACTTTACCTTCAAACCTTCAACTAATACATTAGGAAACCCTTTCAAAGTTAAATGTCTCTTTGCGATAGTTTCAATCCCAATCTCAATCGACTTTTGGATTCTACCAATAACTCTGGCGAACTTAACGTCCAGTTGAGCGAGGTTAGCCTTCTTCTCTGGGGCCTCATCTTTTTCTACAATGTAATCCTTTGGAACCTTAAGAGCGGCGAGCAACTTATCTCTAAAGTATTTAACGTCATCGACTTCTCCTAAGTTATCAGCCCCTCTAAGGGTATCAATCTTAGTGCCGCTTCCCTGACCATTAACAGCAATGTAGAAGTCTTCGTCAGCAGCCAAAGCATTGAAGTTTTCTTCGATGTTCCCCGACTGTGAATTAAAGCTCTTTTTCTTTTTGAACTTATCCATCTGCTTCTTAATGTGCATTTCAGCTTTAGAAGCAGGTAATGACCCAGTATCAATATAGAAGATACGACGTTCAGGAGCGCGTACCAGACGATAGATAAGCATTGCGTCTTCCATCATCTTGAGGCTCTTATAAGTTACTCTTGCGGAATGTGCAACGCTCTTACCGTAAGGGTAGTGGGAAGGGTCAGACGTATGAAGTCTTAGGTGGATTATTTGGCCTGGGTCCAGCGGCAAGTGCTTGGTATCATCTAGGGTGGATCCTACGCCTCCATAACTAGTCCAGTCATTTTTCTTAGGAATCTCTTGAATAAACTGTCGCAGATAGCCAAACTCATCTTCAACTCTAAAGATAAAGTTAGGGTTTAGAATTTTAATCCTTTGAATGCCTCTTTTGGCTTCGTTTAGATCTATGATCGTTTCAAGGAAAATATCCCCATACTTACAAGCATTCCTGGTTATATCCCAAAGGTATCGGTCCAGGTTAATATTATCAAACATGTCAGCGATTTCTTCTCTGACTAGCTCGTTATCTGTTACGATATCCCATTTAGTTCCGTCAATGTTTTCTTGGGTACAGTCATCGGCGTAGATGTCGAAGGCACTACTAATCTCAGGATAACCATCCATATCCTCATACTCTTTATATCTTTTCTTCCTTTCATACTCTAACTGGGGGATTACTGGGTAGTAAGTTTTCTCATACCCAACCTCTGAAGCGATCCTAACAACGTCGGTGTTCTGGACAGCGTCTCCTTGCAAGGGCTTGGGGGGAGAGATAGAGCGGTTCGTGATCGGGTCTACATACTGATCATCTTTTACATCTTCGACTTCTCGCGCAAAAAACTTACGGTAAAACCTTCCAATCATGCCCCATGGCTGATTGTAGGGCTTCGTCGTGTCAGCAAATTCAGTGAATCCTTCGTTTATCTTCCTATCAGCCATTTAATATTCTCTTTAGTGAGTTCCCCGGTGGACGTACCTATGTTATATGTATATGCATTCTGTATCGCGGGTGGGATATAAGTTTTATCTTCAGATTCACTTGATTCTATGAAGGAATTTGTTCTTAACTTGTTAAAAATATGCACAGCAGTAGCATAAGCCATGATTAAATCGTCATGGCAGTGAGAGTCTGGCTTGATCTTCCCAGTATCGGGATCTATAACAAAGGTTAAAAGCTCGTTGACAAGCCTTTCCGAGTTAATGAGAACCCTATTCGACCTTATATTATGCTCCATATCGGCCAGTAGATTCTCTTTATTTTTCTGAGTGATCAGTATTCCTATGTCTCTCTTATCGTCCTGAACTAGATTCTCGTATTCAAGCTCTTCCTTAAGGAAGTAAATCAGGTTATTACCAATACCATTTCTCTCAGGACAAACAAAGGCAGTATTGTAAAGCCTTGCTTCATCTGCTATAATTTTGGCGAACTCATTGATTGGAGTTCTATTGGAGTAGAACTCTGCTACTTGTTTGCCGTTGTAGATGTCAATAATATGGAATGCTGAATAATCCCTATCCCTTCCTATTGAGGGATCAGCAGCAAGGACATACTCGTGGTGGGGTTGAGGGTCTTCCCAAATCCTCATTTTATTATTGTAACGAATCCAGAAGTCTTTATTACAATTCTCCTTTAGGCTTCTAAGAATCTCCCCGTCAACATAAGTTTCACCAGTTCCCAGGAAGTTGGACTCATACTCCTGCATCCACTCCTTAAAGGT